TAACTCCTTGTTCGTGGGGGTAGGGATCCCTATATCGAGGGTGGACTACACCGGTTCGACTGTCTGGGTAAACGGCTCAGTAGCCCTTGCCCTTAGCCCAGGCACGGATGAGGGAAGCAGCACGCTTATTGGGACCAGACCGCTTGCCGCATGCCCAGTCACGGATGCTCTGCCACAGGGCCAGGTCATCGTCAACCGGCGTGGGTGTGGGGTCAACGGGCACCGGCTGCGGAGTCGGCGGCACCGGTACGGGTGCAGGCTGTGTAACCGGCACGAAGACGGTGACATCACCCTGCTCGGACAGGAGGCGCTGGAGGGTGGCGAAGGTCATGTATGCACGACCGCCCTTCCCCCAGCCCGTACCCCACGAGTTCTGCATACCGACCAACTGACGAGGAACGTCGATCTCGTCCAGGATGTACTCGTGGCCACCCACCGGCTGCGAGCCTCCAGCAATACTGATGATCCCGCTGGAGTCCGGGTTGAACATGGACTGGTACCAGTTGGTGCCCACGATGACAGGGCCAGTTGAGAGCGCCGCCAACGCGGAGTTGAAGTCGAATGCGTGCGTGTACCCCGAGATCAGGTTCTGGGCCTTGAGCACCTTTGCCACGGAGAGGCCATTGGAGCCAGTGTCGGTCGGCGGGTACTCCCCCGTGAACTCGTCAATCTTGGTGGCGGCGCTGTAGACAGAGACGGCGTACGCCTCATCCAGCAACGGGTGGATGGCAGGAAGGGTGTCGACGTACGGCTCAGTGCCGATGCAGCCCACGGCAGCATTTCCAGTACAGGAGCCGAGATTCCCCTGGTCAAAGACCGGGGCCTTGCGGGTCCAGCGGACGGACTGGACTGTGACGTTCTCTGCATTGAACGGGAATGCAAGCGAGCGGGGGTCGTGGTTGACATGGCGACCAAGGGGGTACGGGTGAGTCATAGCCCTAGTGTCTCGGCGCGGACGCCATGCGTCTGGGCTACCTTCCTCCGAAGAAGGGGTTTGAGGAGACCTCGATCTCAGGAAGGATCAGGTCCGCCGTCATCGCACATGCGATGGACAGGGAGTCGGCATAGTCATCGTGTGCGTGTGCCTCATCTGGTGCCTCTGCCGTAAAGTTGGCGCCCGTGTAACGGACCTCCAACTCCCCCATCTGCTGGATGAATCGCTTGTAGGTACGGAGCCTGCGAGTCTTCGCATGGGCAGGCCATCCGATCATCCGGCGCTGGATCAAGGCTTGGAGGTGCTTCCATCGCTTGCTCTGCTCAGTGGGGCTAGACGTGAGGGCCACCACGTTGGCACGGGGCATCAGCAACTTGAGGCGCTGGGCCACTGCGTCACCAACACCGTTGGAGTCGACTCCAACAGCGAGAACGTCATAGTTGGAGAGGAACGAGACGATCTGGTAGTACTGCTCCTCCCAGTCGTCTCCCTGGATCTCCATCCAGTTCAGAACCCGGTGGTCGTAGTAACCGAACTCATCAGGACGATCCCAGTCCACCCACACCACTGTTACAACAGTGCTGTCCATCTTTCTCGCAGGGTCGATGCCCACCACTACTGGTGAACGGTGCCAGACCTTCACCACTTCCTGGCTCAGGTCACCAAGGTCATCAAGCGCCGTCTGCGTAATGAACATGCCTCGCTCAAGGAGCCAGGTGCAGCAGTAACTCATGCGGAACTCATCCGAGTCCTCACCGATCCGCAGCATCTCCTTCTTGATGAACTTGGCGTAGTTCGGCTGGATCTTGGCCACGTCGCGCCAGTCCCACTGGTAGTGGTTCTGTCGCCCGGTGCGCCCAGTCTGTCGACGCTTGTTCAACTGGATTGCACGGTAGAAGTTGTTCTTGGTGGTGGTGGGGGTACCCGTCTTCACGATGGTTGCGTTGTAGTACGCACCCATTGGGCTGATGCTCTTGGCCACCACGAAGTCGTCAGCCTCCTGGCACTCGTCAATGACGATGACATGGAAGGACTTCGACTCGATCTTTGCGCGTGGGTTTGCCGTCATCATCAAGAGTGTTGAGCCACTCTTCTTGAGCAGGATTCCCTTGGTGACCCCTGTCGTGCGCCCCGTGATGTCGTCGATCTCTGGGTCGCCCAGTACTTCCTGAGCACGCTCCGAGGTGAGCCGGGAGACGGTTCTACCGAACAGTGTCTCGACCTGAGACTCAACAGGGGCGAACATGCCTACCCAAACACCGTCCTTGAACTTACCGAGGAGGTCGGGGTACATGCGCGCAAGGCGCGGAAGGATGACCATGAGCGTAGACATGACATCGGCCACTGTCTCGGACTTACCGCTCTGTCGGGATGCGAGAGCCGTGATCTCTTCACCATCGTTGATGATGATGCTCTCGATGATCCGGCGGGCTAGTGGCTTCTGATACGGGTGCAGGTCGTGGCCGACAAGCACAACCATGAACTGCATGATCTTGTCGACCAGCCTGTTGACGAACTCCTGCGTCAACTCATCGACGGGGTCTTCTTCGGGCGCGTCTTCTCCGCCCGACTCCTCATCGAACTCTTCGGAGTCGAACTCTTCGAACTGATCGTTGTCCTCATCTGCCACACCCCTAGGCTGTCAAGGAGCAGTAGCACTGTCAGTGCAAACAGAAGTGCCCCCAGCCTGGGGCCAGGGGCACTAGTGGTGCAGCGCTACCGCGCAAGTGTGCGGTACACGAGGCTGTGCGCTACCCCGTAGATGCGCGACACCTCCACAGGAGACCGACCCATGGCGACGAGTGCGCGCCACTGGTCGTTCCGTGCCTCCATGGGGGTCGTAGGGGACTGAGTGGCACACCACTCCGAGCAGTAGACGCTGTTCCGCAGGGCGGTCTGGTTACTCGCCCATCCGATCCGACGGTGGCACCCCGCGCACCGGACGGCGAGATTCTGGCTGGTGTTCGTGGGCGCGGGCATCAGCGGCTCGCCTCCCCCATCACCTTGAGCATGGCCTGTACTACCTCGTTGATGACTCCCGCCTCGGCGGGGAACCAGTACCCCCGCCCGTACTCCTCCAGGCTCGGTACAAAGTCCCGGATCTCCACTACACGGATTCCGTCGATGGTGATCACCCGAACGTGGGTGTCAAGGTCGGTCGCCTTACGGAATGAGGCGAGGACCTTATCCCCGGTCTGCTTTGTAGTCATCCGACATCAGTGCTCCTAGTAGTTGTCCTGGGGTCCGACTGTCAGACCCTCCAGGTAGCCTGTCTCCCCGGCTACATACCTAGGAGACACCATCGGGACTCGGATTACAAGTGGCGATGCCAGATGAATCTCAGATGAACGATCTAGGAGCCCGTAGGTCCGGGGTTGCTTACCGGAACTTTACGGACATACAGTGCGCGGATCCACCTACCTCATCATCGGCTTTCGGGGGGATCAAGGGATGCGATACACAGTAACCACAAGGAAGATGTCCACACTGGCGGCTATCTCGCAGTACGGGTGCAGTGATGTCCACTACCCGATAGCAGTACAGGTATGGGTTGACGGGACCCCCAATGCCTGCTGGGCCTCAGTACGCTGTTCGTGTGACACGGCTGTCCGCTCGTGGTGGCAGCCCGAGACCCAGAACTACCTTTCCCTAGCAGTGACAGCGTGGCTTATGCTCCCCTGCCGGGGTACTACCGAACTAGGCTCGGCGTCGCACCTCATGTAGGATGGTGGCCAAGGCCTCAGCGCCTAGCAGTGCGTCTTCAAGGTCTGCCACGTCGCCACGGCGACGCCATGACGTGAGTGCCCTACCTGTGTCGTTGATCGCTTGGTCAGCCCACATAGGTAGGTCATTCGCGGGGATTCCAGCCACGCGCTTCCCTACCTTGCTCAGGCGACGGTCCAGCACGGGCTTCCGGCGGAAGATGCTCACCACTCCTCCAACTCCTCAGCAGTGATTCCGTTGTCCTTCGTGATCCGACCACCGGTCGCGGCTAGAAGCGCGTCCAACTGGCGGCGCTTCCCTACCCACCGACCGAAGACCAGGGCGCGCTTGGTGAAGGGGATCCGCACGACTAGGCAGCGCCCCTCACGGAAGGGCGCCTCGATCTCCTGGGTAACCGTGAGGTGGAGGAGTGGGGGGCTATCGGAGTGCCAGTAGAGCCTCTGAAAGTAGAGCCGTGATCCGAGTTCAGTTACGTGAGCCATGATGAGAGTCCTAGGGGTTCGCCTTCTTCTGCCGTGCCCTGCCTGTACCACCAAGGTTGCCAGACTTGTACGAGCCACGTCCGCCTCGCTTGGATCCAGCCTTCTGATTTCCGGTGACACCGCTGCGCTTGATCTGGCCTGTGCGGCTGATGCGGTAGAGCGCCTCACGAGCCGAGGACGGCAGGGAGGAAACGTTGGCCACACCACGCGGGTGTGAGTCCAGATAGGTCAGGATGAAGCGGCCCTTGGACTTGGCTCGCTTGAAGTTCTGCCACGTCCGCCCATCGACCTCGTAGTAGTTGTAGTAGGTGCCGTCACGGAACACGACTGTCAGGCACTGGCGCGCCTTGTCGTAGCCAGCGGCGATGGTACGCGGACGCTCGGGGAACATGGTCGA